AGATTGTCTGGGCCAATGTTAAGACGCTTGTCAATGACGGATACAAGCGTGATCAGGCTATAGCGATAGCCATGAGGAAGGCGGGCAAGGCGCGTGGTAAAAAAGCGAAATAGCAACGAACAGTTCGTCAGGGACGTTGCGCTGATGCACGATTCCCCATTGGGGACGCCTGTGCCTACTTCAAATGTACACCCGCTACCTGTCACGCATTATGACAACCAGCTCGACGCCTTCTCCCGCCTGCGTGTGTCTGATCCCACCACCTTGTTTGGGAGTTCCAGCCAGTACGACGACGGCACACAGGACAAGTGGTATCACAAGACCACCGGCACAGGTGCGACATCGTTTAGTAGCAACGAAGCCAGCACCAACATCTCAGTCTCGGCCAACAATGACGAGGTGATCCGGCAGACGCAGCGATACATTCGCTATCAGACCGGCAAGTCGCAGCTGATCTTCATAACGTTTAGCTTCCGCAGCGTTGACAGCGGCACGATCAAGGAAGTTGGGTACGGTGATGACGATAACGGCGTGTTCTTCCGCTATTATGGCGACACTGGCTTGGCGTCGATCATCCTGCGCTCTAACCGCACCGGCACCCCTGTCGAGCAGGAAGTCTTCAGCCAGGACTGGAATATTGATCCATTTGACGGCACCGGACTCAGCGGCGTCACGTTTGACTTAACCAAGTCGCAGATCATGGTGGTTGATTTGCAATGGCTTGGTGTTGGCCGTGTTCGTGTAGGCGCTGACATTGACGGCAAGCTGTACTACGCCCACCACTTTAAGAACACCAACGTCCTTTCTGGCGTTTATATGTCCACCGCTGACCTGCCTGTCAGGTATCGCATCGTCAGCACTGGCGGCTCCGGCTCAATGGACTGCATCTGTGCGTCTGTTAGCTCTGAGGGCGGCTTTGTTGCCGACCTGGGCCACGAGCATGTCACGCCTAATGGCATCCCCGGAAAATCGTGCCCTGTCACCGTCGAAACACCAGTCATCTCGATCCGCCCCAAGGCGCTGTTCAATTCCATCACCAACCGTGGTGAGTATGTGCCGGAACAGATCAGCTTCTTCACCACCAACAACGCCGTCTTGCTGCGGATGTATCGCGGCTCAACGCTGACTGGTGCAAGCTGGGCAAGCTCTGACACTGAGAGTGGAATTGAGTATGACGCATCTGCCACATCGTTTACTGGGGGCCATCTTACGAACAGCGAGTTCGGTGCCGCTGCGTCTGGGGGTAAAGCCTTCTCAACAGTGGGCAAGGCTGCTGCGTCAAACCGCATCTTCTTAACCCTGGACATTGACGGCAACAATGTAGATAGCAGCAACTTTACCGTGGTCGGCACTGGGATCGGCGGCACTGCTGTTGTCTACTGCAACCTCCATTGGACGGAGATTAAATAATGGACGCTGAGAAATACATCTCCCGGCAAGAAGCTTTGGAGGCAGATCGTCGAAACTGGGACTACCATTGGCAAGAGATCGCTGAGGTCGTCTTCCCGCGCCGCGCTGACTTCATCTCGACGGTGGTCAAGGGAGAGAAGAAGAATACCAAGGTAGTTGACTCCACGGCTATCATAGCAAACGAGCTTCTGGGTGCCGGCCTCCACGGGATGCTGACAAACCCTGCGTCAAAATGGTTTAAGCTGCGCCTCACTGACCCACGCCTGATGAAGGATACGAGCGTATTGCGCTGGCTGGAGGATGTCGAGCGGATCATTTACATGTCGCTGAATTCTCCAAAGGCGTCCTTCTCTTCGCACATGCATGAGCTGTACCTCGACCTGACGGCGTTTGGGACCGGGGTAATGTTTATCGGCGAGGACCCCGACACTGGGGATTTGACATTCTCCACGAAGCATTTGAAGGAATGCTTTCTGTCTGAGGACATGAATGGGTTTATCGACACGGTTTACCGGAAATTCTCATATACATCTCGGCAGATTGTCCAGCGGTGGGGGATCGAGAAGGCCGGGAAGGATGTGCGGGAGGCTTTTGAAAAGGGTGAGCTTGACAAGCAATTCGATATTATCCACTGCGTCCAGCCTCGCAAGGACCGTGACTACAACTCGCTTGCCCGCGATCAGCTTCCGGTTACGTCTATTTACGTTTTATGCGAGGGTAAACATATTATTGATGACGGTGGCTTTGAGGAGATGCCTTATGTCTCTCCTCGATGGGCCAAGGTATCGGGCGAGACTTATGGTCGCGGACCTGGCGTATCGTGTCTGCCCGACATCAAGATGCTACAGGAGATGGCTAAGACTGTCCTCAAGGCCGCCCAAAAGATTGTAGACCCGCCACTTCTTGTCCCTGATGACGGGGCGCTTAACCCGGTCAAGACTGTGCCCGGTGGGCTGAATTTCCGACGCTCCGGCTCTGATCCGATTACGCCGCTGCAAACGGGGGGCAATATTCCGATTGGCATGGAGATGCTGCTTGATGTGCGCCAACGCATTCGCAGCGGGTTCTATATCGATCAGCTTCAGTTACAGCAAGGCCCACAGATGACGGCAACCGAGGTGCTTCAGCGCCAGGAGGAGAAGCTTCGCCTGATGGGTCCGGTCCTTGGACGCTTGCAAACGGAATTGCTCGGTCCGATGGTGGAGCGAGTATTTAACCTTCTCAATCGTCGCAGAAAGTTTCCAGCCGCCCCCGAGGTCCTTGATGGCGCGGATTATGACGTTGAGTATGTCTCTCCCCTTGCGAGGGCGCAGAGGCAAACGGATGCCAACGGTCTATTGCGTGTGTTTGAGATCGCAAGCCCAATCATCCAAATGCAGCCCGAATCTGCCCAGATCATTAACGGAGAGGACACGATCCGCTGGCTTGGAGACCTGTTCGGCACGCCGAATTCACTCTTTAAGTCGGAGGAGGAAATGGAGCAGATGCGCCAGCAACAACAGCAAGCCCAACAGATGGCTATGTTGCAGCAGGGTTTAGAGGCAGCCGGTCAAGGGGCTGACGTTCTCTCGAAACTTAACCAAGGTTGATGAGTAGTCAAAAATTAGCCCAGAGGACTAGGGACTACAAAATCGCTTTCAGCACAGACGAGGGGCGGCGCGTTCTAAACGACATCGTCGCCAGTTGCTTTGTGCTGGATTCGACTATTGGTGCCTCGCCTCAAGAGACGGCGTTTAATGAAGGCATGCGTAACGCGGCACTCCGCATTATGTCCATGTTGCATTATTCGCCTGAAGATTTCATCACATTGCCAGAGAGAGTAGAAGAGAATGTCTGAAGAAGCTATCCAGGAAACTGTTGAAGAGCCCACCGCCGATGCCCAAGCGCCGGCCAACGACGATTGGCGCACCACATTGCCGGAAGATTTGCGCGACCATGAGGGGCTGAAAAAGTATTCTAGCGTTGAATCCCTGGCAAAGGGGTACATCAATGCGGCATCGATGCTTGGGCGTGATAAGCTTGTTATGCCGAAAAGCGATGACGAGTGGGGCGATTTCTACAACCAGATCGGCCGCCCGGAAGACCCAAATGGGTATGAGTTTGAGAAAGTCGATCTCCCCGAGGGGACGCCCATCGATGAGGCCGCGCTTGAAGAGTTTAAGCAAGTTGCCCACAAAACAGGCTTGACGGCGAAGCAAGCCAACGAATTGCAGAAATGGTACATGGAGCATACTGGGCAGCAGTTTGAAGGCATGATCCGTGGTGCCGAGGACGAGATGGCAAACGCCCAGACTCAACTTCGCTCAGAGTGGGGCAATGCTTATGATCAGAAGCTCAATCAGGCCATGCGGGCGATTCGCGAGTTTGGCGGGGATGAGTTGGTTGCAGAGCTGGACAGCACGGGCCTTGGCAACAATGTCCAGCTTGTGAAGGCATTTGCCCAGGCCGGCGAAAAGATCATGGGCGACACCGCGCTTGAGGGCGGCATGGAAGGGGCTCGCACCCCGGCGCAATTGAAGGCTGAGATCGCCAAAATCCAGAGCGATCCGTCCTTCTATGACGCAGAAAACCTTGAGCGTCCTGCGATGGTGCAGAAAATGCAGCGCCTTATGGAAGAGCTTCACGGAAAGGATGTGATCGGTGAGTACACAATTGGACGTTATTGAGCTGCGTATGCGGGCATTTGAGTGTCTCGCTAAACATGCCACTGCGAATGAGTGGAGAGATGTTGACAATATCATCCATAAGGCTAAAATGATTAGCGACTTTTGCATGGATGCCAGAAAGCACTCCGCCATTGAAAAGCGGGTGCCGAAAGCGCCAAGCAAAGTAAAAGCCTAAGACACCGACTACTGTCGCCTTAGCACTTTAGTCTCGCATCAGATTAGGCCGGTTTCACCGACACCCTAAACGGCGGGTTTTGTTGACCCACTTGGGTTTGTGTAACTGGTTTAATTTGATGGAGGGACGAAAATGTCCATTCAAATCACTACGGCATTCGTTGAGCAGTACTCTGCCAACGTGATGCATCTTTCGCAGCAGAAAGGCTCCCGCCTTCGCGCTGCTGTTAGCGTTGAGTCGGTCACCGGCAAAAATGCATTCTTTGAGCAGATCGGCTCCGTCGCGGCCCGCAAGCGCCCGTCGCGTCACGCCGATACGCCTCAGATGGACACCCCGCACGCCCGTCGTCGGGTCTCGCTGGTCGATTATGACTGGGCTGACCTGATCGACAATGAGGACCGTGTCCGTATGCTGATCGATCCCACCTCCCCCTACGCCCAGGCTGCCGCCTTTGCGATGGGCCGTGCGATTGATGAGGCGATTGTCGAAGCCGCTGATGGCACTGCCTACACCGGCGTTGACGGTTCGACTTCGACTTCCTACGACAGCTCGAATACCATCGATGTCCAGGTCGGCTCCGGCTCCCCGGCTGCCGATGTTGGCCTGAATGTGGCGAAGCTGCGTGCCGCCAAGGAAGTCTTGGACGCCAACGAAGTCAACCCTGATGAAAGCCGCTTCATCATCCTGAATGCCAAGCAGCTTAAAAATCTGCTGGCGGAAACCGAGATCACCTCGTCCGACTACAACGTGGTCAAGGCCTTGGTTCAGGGCGAAGTCAACACCTTCATGGGCTTTAACTTCATCCGCACCGAGTTGATCGGTACTGACGCGAATGCCGACCACAAGGTTCTGTATTTCGCCCAGTCCGGCATCAAGCTTGCCGTTGGGTCCAACCCGACTGCCCGCATCTCGGAGCGCGCCGATAAAAACCACGCCACCCAGGTTTTCTACTCCATGTCTATCGGGGCCACCCGCATGGAAGAGAAGCAGGTTGGCTACATCGAATGCGATCCCAGCTAAGGAGGGTATGAGATATGACCACCAAAGACAGTGATCTGGTCACTAACTACCAGGCAACCCCGCCCGTGGCTAACCCCGCCCATCAGTTGGGTGGCGTCAAGCGCGTGGCGCAAGGCACGTTGGAATTGGCGACCACCGATCTCGATAACAATGACATCGTGATGCTGGCTCCGGTTCCGTCGAATGCGTCGATCACTTCGATCCAGATTGCCACGGATGACCTCGACACCGCGTCGCCCGCCGCGCTGGCTTGGAATATCGGCCTGTACGACAAGGACGAAACGGTCATCGATGAAGACTGCTACGCCACCGCCGTCACGGCGGGTCAGGCTGCCCAGGCCTTCACCGAGTATCGTTGGGAAGTTGCTGACATCAACACCACCGGACAGCAAGTCTGGGAAGATGGTGGACTGTCGGCTGACTCCGGCGAGATGGTCTACGTTGCCCTGACGGCGTCTGCTGCTGCCGGTACGCCGGCTGCCGGCACTCTCTCCTACAAGATTGAGTTTGTCGTCAATTAATTGACTGGGGTGGGGGTTTCGGCCTCCACCCCTCTCAATTGCTAGGAGAGTCGGATGGCGTCCGAGGTTCAGATATGCAATATCGCCCTCTCTAAGGTTGGTGACGAGCAAATAACGTCACTGCTTGACGACTCAAAGGCCGCGAGGCTATGCAATCTCACATACGAGCCTCTGCGGGATTCCGTTTTGCGGGCGCACCTGTGGAATTTTGCCATCTCCAGGGTTGCTCTCGCCAAGAGCACAGACGCCCCTGCATACGAATACAGCGCCAAGTTCGCCCTGCCGGCGGATTTTTTGCGTTTGGTTGATACCAATCTTCTGGACACTGAGAAATACAAGGTAGAGGGCAAGTTCATCCTGGCAAACTCTGACACCGTCAGCATCCGCTATGTTAAGCGGGTGGAGGACCCGAATGAGTTTGACTGGCTTTTTATCGAGGCGCTGGCGGCAAGGATCGCTGCTGAATTGGCGATTGCCCTGACGGACAACAGGACTTTGTCCGTTGATCTGTTTAACCTGTACTCAACCAAGATAACGGAGGCGCGTACTGCTGATGCCCAAGAAGGCAGCCCGGATGATATTATTGCAGATTCCTGGCTACAATCCCGGCTTCTCTATGTTAATCCGGTTGATTAATGGTATCGGCATCGCACCCCGTCACAAACTTCACCGCTGGTGAATTAACCCCGCTCCTTGAGGCGCGGGTTGACCTTGCCCAATACGCCAATGGGTGCAGGACTGTAAGCAATTTCCTGATCCACCCACAGGGCGGCGTGTACCGTCGAGGTGGCACAGAATACATTGCCGGCGTGAAGACAAACTCAAAGAAGGTGCGCTTAGTGCCGTTTGAGTTTTCCGTTTCTCAAGCATATGTCCTGGAGTTTGGCGACAATTATATTCGGTTTTACTCCAATCAGGCGCAAGTGGTAAGCGGGTCTCCGTCTGCTGTTGTTGAGGTTTCGACCACCTACACTGAAAACGAGCTGTTTGATCTGCAATTCGCGCAGTCTGCCGACATTCTGTACATCACCCACCCGAATCACGCGCCGGCGCAACTGACTCGCACGGCGGCAACCACCTTCACGTTGTCGGATGTTGCGTTTGAGGACGGCCCGTATCTGGACGAGAATGTTGAGACGACCACCCTCACCCCAAGCGCGACCACTGGAAGCATTACCATCACAGCTTCTGCTGTTACGGGGATCAACGATGACACTGGGTTCCAGAGCACGGATGTTGGCAGAATTGTGCGTATCGGTCATGTGGCATCTGCTTGGGCTGCCACTACTGCTTATGGTGTTGGTGACATTGTTCGCAACAATGACAATATCTACGAAGCTGTGCGGGCGGGGACTTCTGCCGGCTCTGGTGGGCCAGATGGAGAAGGGACGGCGATTGTAGATGGCAGCGTGACCTGGGACTATGTGCAGGACGGCGGCGTCCGCTGGGGATACGCAGAGATCACTGCGATCACATCCACCACCCTAGTAGATGCCACTGTACAGAAGGCCTTTGGCGGAACTTCAGGGGAAACCTCGTGGCGTCTCGGGGCTTGGTATGGTGAGAGCTATCCTGCGTCTGTTGCCTTCTACGAGCAGCGACTATTCTTTGCCGGGTCCACAGATAATCCGCAAACAATCTGGGGATCGAAAAGCGGCGACTATACAAACTTCACTCCGGGGACGCTTGATGATGATGGCGTCACCTATACGATTGCGACGGATCAGGTAAACGCGATCCGCTGGCTTTCTCCGGGGAAGGTGCTGGCTGTTGGGACGGCCGGCGGTGAGTTTAAGGTGTCGGCCTCAACGAATGAGGAGGCGCTGACGCCAACCAATGTGCGCGTTGTCAGGGAAACAAGCTACGGCTCCGCCAACATCCTCCCCAAGCGTGTCGGCGAGGTTGTCCTTTACATCCAACGCGCCAGCAGAAAGGTGCGTGAATTTGTTTACCAGTTTGAGAGCGATGGCTTTGTCTCTCCAGACTTGACGCTACTGGCAGAGCACATCACGCAGTCTGGCATCGTTGAGATTGATTATCAACAAGAGCCTGACAGTATCTTGTGGTGCGTCCTCACTGACGGAGCGTTGGCCGCCCTGACGTACCAGAGGGATCAAAAGGTTGTTGGGTGGCACAAGCACATCATTGGTGGCGCATCAGATGCCGCCGGCACCCAAGCTGTTGTTGAGAGTGTCGCTGTTATACCAGGGGCATCAGAGGACGAGGTGTGGGTTGCGGTGAAGCGATACGTCAATAGCGGGACCGTGCGGTACATAGAGCGCCTGAAGATCGGCCTGGACGCAACAGCATCCAGAGAAGATGCGTTTTTCGTCGATAGCGGTTTGACGCTGGATTCTGCGGCGACCATTACCGGCGCGACGAAGGCCAATCCCGTTGTGATCACCACATCTTCTGCCCACGGCGTTGGCGATGGTGCGTATGTTGATATCCGGGACGTTGCCGGGATGACGGAGTTGAATGGCAATCGATACATCGTCGCCAACGCGACATTGACTACGTTTGAGCTGACTGACAAAGACGGAAACAACGTAAACGGCACATCGTATACAACTTATATCTCTGGCGGCACCGCGAGAGAGGCCGTGCTAACCATTAGTGGCTTGTCCCATCTTGAGGGCGAAAGCGTGTCGATTTTGGCTAACGGTGCTGTACAGGCGAGCAAGACGGTGTCCAGTGGATCAATCACTCTCGACTACCGGGCCTCCATTGTCCATGCCGGGTTGCCATACACATCTGAGCTTGAGACTCAGCGCATTGAGGCGGGCTCCCAGGACGGCACGGCGCAGGGCAAGATCAAGCGCATCCATGAGGTGATCTTGCGTATTTACAGGTCTCTCGGAATTGAGGTTGGCCGCCGGGACGGGAATGTTGACACGATCCCGTTCAGAAGCAGCGCGGATGCGATGGATGCCGCCCCTGCCCTGTATAGCGGAGACCTTAGAGTTGACTTTTCCGAGGGCTTTAACCGGAAAGGTACTGTATACTTTCGTCAGCAGCAGCCGCTGCCATTGACGGTGCTTGGCATCTTTGCCCACCTGAAGACAAACGGATAGAGAAATGGGCGCTGATCCTTTTACAATTATGGCGTTTGCAACTGCCGCGAGTTCGGTGGTCAGCGGTATCGGTGCGGCAAAGGCCGGTAAGGCCAACAAGGCCGTACATGATCATAACGCATCAATTCTGCGCCAGCGGGCTAATGAGTACATCAAGAATGCAAGCTACAACGCAGACATGTTGCGTGACCGGGAAAAGCGCCTCCTGGCCAAGAATGCGACGATGGCGTTCAAGAGTAACGTAGAGATCGCAGGATCGCCCCTTGAAGTGCTGGGGCAAAACGCCGCTGATATCGAGCATGACGCCCAGCTAGAGAAGCACAAGGGCAAGCTACAGGCCTGGGAGGCACAGACGGAGGCGGCCAACCAAGAGTATATGGGCGCAATGGCAGACTGGAGAGGCAAGCAGCAGAAACGGGCGGCATTCATGACTGCTGGGATTTCTTTCGTGGGCGGCGTATATGGCGCGACTGGCGGGTTTGACTTTGGCTCGGCCGCCCCGGCAACGGGGATAAAATCGGTATATAATGGTGGCGGAGTAAGCATGTACAACCCGATGAAGCCATCTTCATACTCGCCCATCTTGTATTAGGTAAGCGGCATGGGAAGAATTACACTATATCAGCAGAAAGGCGCGGTAGCCCAGCCCAGGCTTGGGACAGGCCTTGTGCGTGCAGAATTTAGCAAGGAAGATTTTTCCCTGTCAGTAGGCGAGGGCATCAAGGCGGCAGTCGGCGTTTATGAGGGAATTCAGAAAAACGAGGATCAGAAGGCCCGCGTTGACATGCGGAGCAAGCTTGCCCAGGCGCGGCTTGACATGGCAAAAGACATGGTCGCAATGGAGGAGGGCGCGGAGTTAGGTGCTCCTGGCCATGTGCAAAATGCCGAGGCGCTGGCGGCAAAATATGAAGCCCAGCTTATGGCGGGCATCGATAAGCGATATCATGGCGAATTATCGGCTAATTTCGCTGATCTAAAGGCCGGGGTCGTCTCTAAAGCAATGCGCTTCGAGTCCCAGCAGACCGGGAAAAAGCTGACGCATGACGTTGCCAACACAACCGAAAACCTTATCAGCCTTGTGCAGCGGCACCCTAGCGAATTCCTGTCTGCCCAAACTGAATTAGGCAAACTCAAATCAACCCTGCTGGCAAGCGGACAATTCTCTGCGCGAGATGTTGACGCTGCGATAAAGGCTGAGAGCGAAAGGCTCCATGCCGCCTATGTTGGCGGGCTAATCAGCGGATCAAAAACGCAGGAAGAGGTTGACAACATTGAAGCCCATTTAAGGGATGGCGACCTCGCCGAGGGGCTTTCGGCCAAGGCGCTTGGAGAAAACCTTTCTTTTATTGAGACTCGCAGAAGCCAGATAGAGAGGGAGCAGAAGGCGGCCGAAAATGAGGCATCCCGTAGCGCAATAGCCACCGCCCATACACAATTAAACCTGGACATGGTGAGCGCCCTCAATGGTGACCCAGAGGCTCTGCAACGGATACAGCGCGGGGATCACGTTAATGCGGCTGTTGACATTGTGAAGCGATACAACCAGGGGCTTGAGCTTTTGTCCGCTGCGAGATCGGCAACTATGGCGGCGGTGAAAAAGTCACAGGCTGCCGCTGTTTATGCTGGCGTCGAAGAGCGCGAGTGGGAAATGATTGGCTTTCTTGGGAGTGCGGCGGATGGTTTTCTGGGCAAGCCGCAGCTTGACGCCATGGCCGAGGACGAGATGATCTCGCCTAAAGAATACAAATCCATCCTTTCGGTCATCGAGGCGAGAGAGAAGGCGGTGGCGCTTGACAAAAAAGGCAACGATAAAGAGGCGAAAAAGTGGTGGAGTAGCGTCAACAGCACCCTGGACAAGCTGAGGCTGGAAAAGGAGCGCCTGGAGGCCAAAGAAACCATTCATGCGATTAGTGTCGGGGCATACGAAGACGACAAATTGCAAGAAGTGATTGCCGGGTTGCCGAGGAAGTATCGCATTGAGGCAGACAATGCGGCGCGGACGAGGTCAGCCAAAGAAGAAACCAAGGCCTTGCGTGATCAAAAGAGAGCGGTGTCGGTTGCTAAAAACAGAATTATGACGAAAATTTACAGCAACAAGGCCACCGAGGAAGATGTCCAGGCTGTTATTGATGACCTGGAGGAAAAGTTTGGGTTTACTGATTTCGGCTCTGCCGCCGTCAAGGAGTTGACGAAAGTATTGCAAGAGTCAGGGAAGCGTGAAGTTTGGATGAATCAGTATTCCGCCACGCTTACTGCCACCATGGCGATGAGGGCGAAGTCTCCGTCTGCCGTCATGCCGCCCCCCGAGGGGAAAGAGAAAAAAATGGCGGATGAGGTGATCGCTCGCATGTCGCTCGCCGCCCGCAAACAGTTTTCCGATCTCGAGGACGAAAATGGCTATCACGCATGGCAAGAGAATGTCATCAAGGCTGCCGGCTTTTTCCCGGCGGCGTTTAAGGACGAGATCGTCCGTGGGCTGAAGAGCGATGATCCGCGAGACATTTGGGAGGCCTCGCAACGCCTGAAGGTCTTGGATCAAAACTTGAGCAACCTGGATACAGGGCTGTCTTCCGAGCAAAAGGAGATTGCGGCATTTTTCCAGGAGCATGATCAGTTGGCCCCTGAAGCCGTTATGGACTTGTACAAAGAGCGGAAGTCCATCAGGCAGTCGGACAGGGAAGCCCGTGGGCAAGTGTTTTCCTCTCAGTTTTCTAAGGACAATCTTGAGGCCATTGGTGAAATGGAGTTGGGTCCGAAAGAGCGGGCCTGGGTGGACATGCTTAGTGACGCAAGCGATGACCCTGGATACGCGAGGGCTGTTGCGCTGTTGCAGTCAAAGACGAAAAACCACTACATCAGCACCGGGGACATTGGTGTCGCCCGCTCCCTGGCCATGCAGGAGATGATGCGCGAGTTTGGCGTCAGCGAGGTTTCGGGTGCTGGCGGGATTATGCGCTCGCCTCCAGAAAAAGTGTTTGGCGTACCGTCTCTCGATGACAAGGGCAATGCCGAGTGGATCAGAGAACAGTTTGTTGAGTACGGCACGGCAGCCTATAGAGAGGTGACGAAGCAACCCGGTGCGGTTCTGGAGCCAAGCCGATTGGTTATCAAGCAAAGCCCTGTGTATCTGGACGGCAAGCCTACCTACAACGCATGGTATGGCGGCCACATTGTGCTGCGGAATGCCCAGCCGGATTGGAAGGCTCATGCAGGGGTGCATTCGTCACACCTGATGTGGGAGGCAGCCCAAGAGGCCAAGAAGCTCAAGAAGCGCAGAGAGGACGATGCCCTCAACCTCAAGCTTGAAAAGCAGAAGCATGCGAGAGAGCGGGAAACAACGGAGACGCCATGGATGCTTGAGGCCACGCCATGAGGTTTGCTACTAGGTCAACTGGGCTGGAAGCGCCAGACCCGATATATCTTGAGCCTGATTATGACCGGCCATTGGTTGATTCCATGGCCGACGCCTTCGCCCTTGAGAATTCATTTGTGTCTTTGGCGCGGTCCATTGAGGCGGATCGCGGTGAGTACGATCCAGAGTTTAATGCTGTAGATCATATCACCGATGAGAATCGGGAATATGGCGCAGAGCTTGTGCAGTCCATCAATCAGGGTGATTTCGACAACAGGTGGACTCGCATCCAGGAGGAGCTAGCGGCCAAAGAGCGGCTTGATCAGGACGGCGGCTGGGGGATTCTGTCGTACATGACCGCTGGCGTACTCGATCCAATCAACCTTATCCCGATTGGTGGAGCAGCGGCCAAAGCATATAAGGGCGGCAACATCCTGCGCGGCTTGTTGTTTGGCGCAGAAGCTGGGCTTATGGGGTCTGTTGCGACGGAGGCCATTCTCCAGGGGACGCAGCTTGCCCGCACGGCAGAGGAGAGCGCAATTAACATTGCTGCCGGCACGTTTATGGGCGGCGTGCTCGGCGGGGCGTTTGGTGCGGTAAAGAGTGGCATTGAGGCGCAAGGCACGCGGAGCATGGCCCGCGTAATTGATGATCTGGAGCAAGAGCTTTATGTCGCCACTGGAGAGGAGAGGGGGCTTGGTGGGTCTGCTGGCGCTGCTGATCCCAAGGTGTTGCCCCGTGAGAAAGTAGTCGAGATCAACAAGTCCATTGATGACGACATTGCCGCCGGAAAACTGAGGGCGGAGGAGGCTGCCGACGAGACGATCCGCCGTGTGAATGACGCCTGGAAGGAATTGTCTGGCTTCAAAGAGACGATCCCCTTAAATGCGTTTCTCAAGGTTGCCCCGTGGATGAAGCACACCACTCCGACCATGCGCGGGTTTATGCAGGAATCCGTTGTTGGCCGCGAGATTGCTGGTCAGTTGATGGAAACTGGGATGTCGAGGGCTGGATCGGAATATGCTGAGGGCGCTGTCGATCTCCCGGTAGAGGCAGCCATCAAGCTTTGGGAGGGGAGAAAGTATCGCGCCCAGAAAAATATTCGTGATGCCTATTATGAATATCGGACGGGCAAGCCTGAGATGCCGTTTATCGGTGCGTCAGCAATCGAGAGCATGCGGATTGGCAAGTCTGCGGCGGGGATGGACTTGGAAACCAAGATATCCCAAAAAATGCTGACGGTGAAGGAGTTCAACGAAGAGGTGGCGAAGGCCGCGAGAAGTGGCGACACGCATGTTGATCCTGTCATCCAGAAGACGGCACAGATGCTGCGCCGAGAGGTGCTCGATCCCATCAAGGAGCTAGCTATCGAAGTTGGCTACCTCCCGAAAGATATTGCAGTCAACCCTAAAACGGCAGACAGCTACCTTAACCGCGTGTGGGACACCCAATTGATTGAGTCTCGCCCAGGAG